TCGTGTCTTTCCAGTCTTTGCTCAAAGATGTTCCGAACTTCTCGAACTCTATGATCAAACAACACACGGACGCGATCATCGATCGGTGCTCGTACTTCTCTGATTTGCTCGCCGCTGTGTTCGTGGCATCCACAAAGATCATGTCGAGCGTCCGTCTCCGCCAGGATACAGCGAAAATCTCGCTCAAGTTGCCCACGAACGATATCTTCATTCACACGGTCTTCATTGAAGCTGCAAAAAACCTCTATGCTGACCCCTATGTGTTCCACGATGATTCACCGCAACACAAACGCGACGAGGATTTACGAGCGCGTTTCGGCATCGCCATCGAGAGATCTGTCAAATCGCTCATCCCTATTAAGGAGATTCTGGAGACGTACATGACGGCTCCGAACGGTGAATCTGATCTCGAAAAGAACATCGATCTCACCGACCAAGGCGACACTGAGGACCCGGACGTGGTCGAGAGTGAAGACGACGACGAAGAAGATGTTGAAGAAGAAGATGAAGATGACATCGGAGAAGAAGGCCCGGAGGGACTTGAGAACGAAATGAAGACGATTCCGACCGTTGAAGCGCCTCCCGAGCAAGCACAGCCCTCGTCCGAATTCACTCAGCCACCACCGACGCCGACTCCGACGCCGACTCAGGCCCAGGCGCCCGTGATCAACGAGTTTGGCACCACCGCTCCGCCGCCTCGTCCACAGACACCCATCCCGGAGCAACAACCGACGCTTTTCGACGGTGCCCCGGACGCGCGAATTCGTCGACGATAGAAGAATTATCTTGTCATACAATAACTACTCATGAGTACTAACGACATCAGCGACATGCTTCGCGACCCTTCCAGTGCCGCCCTCATCGCCGGTGTGGCGACCGCCGGATACATCCACTTCAAAGCAAAGCTGAATAACGAGGGTCCTCGCGAGCTCGTGGAGTACACGAAACCCGCCGCCCTCGTCGCCATTCTTGTGTATGTGATCGTATCTAACGGACTTGGGCAAAAAGAACAGATCTCGCTCGAACCGTTCAGATAGATTGCGTCAATTTAAAGGAAAGAACATCTGAACTAGTAATACACAGGCGACACACCATGGCTTCCGTCGCCGCTTTCAACGACATGCTCACGAACTTTCTCGGTGAACTCAAGAAGTGTCTTCCGAACGAGAAGGGTATCGACAAGGCCGCGACCGCCCTCGAACTCATGAAGAGTGCGAACTCGCGTAAGGTCGTAGAGGTTTTCATGACGGGCATCGGTCCGCTGACGGCGAAGATTTCTAACCAGGACGAGTCCGCGATCGCCGATCTCGCGACGGTGGAAGGTTTGAAAGACATTGACTTTGAAGGTAACTGGGGATCTCTCAGCGAGGGTACTAAAAACGCGATCTGGCAATACCTCCAAACACTCACGATGCTCGGCGCCGTGTTAACTTCGCTACCGGCAGAGACGATGTCCGTGATCGAGAACGTCGCGCAGGAGTGCGCCGACTCACTCGAAGGTGGTGATCTTAAACAAAGTGATTTGATGGGCGCCGTCGGTAAGATGATGGGCTCGCTCGGATTAAAATAATATTGGCGTTTTGTAATAGAGACATATGTCCATCGTATGGTTCGACGATTTCAAGCAGCTCGTGCGGGGGGACCGAGTGACGCAGTTCTGGCCCAGCAAAAATCAGACGCCCGAGGACCGCGTGAATGCCGCCTCGCGATTCATCATTTATGCAACTTGTGCACTCTACATCAGCAGGCGTGATCCCAGGGTATTCGTGCTCGGTGTGATGGCGCTCGCCATCTTGTACACCTTACACGAGAACGGTATGATCGAAGATGAGATTACCGTCGGGCGACCCGCGCGCGCGGAAAAGCCGGTCTCAGAGACTTCCCCGAAGTGTAGGTTCCCTACCGAGGACAATCCGTTCGGTAACACGCTCGTGACGCACCAGGGCGACGAGGCGACGGCGTGTTATTATCCGACCGTCAAGAATTTTGTCAAGCATCACGCCGAGGACCGCATCCAATTCGACGGCGGTCGTTCGCGCACCGCGCTTCCTATGTACCAGCGGAAGGCGGCTGGGCGACAATTTTACAGCGCACCATCGCCATTCGAGGATCAAACAGCTTTCGCTGAGGCGCTGTACGGGCCGAAAAACGGTAAACTCTGCCGGGACACCCCGGGAGTGTGTGACCCGAACGCTCGTGGATCGACGGAACTCGGCCTCGGTTGTCAAGCGTGCGGCCCTTAAAAAATAATATCCTCTTACACTAAATGGCTCAGCAGCTATCTGGACTTCGTAACCTCAACGCAGGCGTGGTCCCCATCGTGAAACCGGGCGAGGAAATTTTCACGTACCCAGAAAACTCGAACGCGAATTTGCCGGCGAGGCCGAACACGGTTCTTTACGGGACGGCACCGTTTCGTGGTGGTGGAGGTGCGCCCGCCCAATTGATCGACGTGAGCGACGAGCTTCGTCCCCAGAGCACGACAAGATTCGGTAAGGCCCTCGTTCAACCGATGAAGAACACATTGTTCCCCGTCAATAACTCAATGGATGCACCCCCGCCACCGGCTCCGCGTGGTATGGTGTCGTCTCGAGCAGAGATTCAAAATGAACTCTTTGAGCAGAGATATGGACAATAAAAATATTAGATACTAGTAACAATGGCGGATCCCGTCTCCATCCTCGCGATCGCCGCTTTGGTGTATGCCGGCAAAAAGCTGAGCGTTGAATCCAAACCGCCGACCGTGGCCAAACCCATCGACATGGGCGAAGGCCAACAAAACGAACTTGCCCCGAATCCGGTGCAGCAAGTCTATGAAGAGCCCGATCGCGTTCCCGAGTGGGCGCCACAGGAGAACGAGTCATTCAAAGTCGGGCTCATTCCGAAACGTGAATTGCCCAACTTTGGTGAGATCGCACCCCAGGGGCGATCGTCCGGTGCCGAGATTCTCGGTATGCGTGACCGCGTGCAATACGATACCGGACGCATGAACAACCTCGCCCCTATCGAGAAGGTTCAAGTCGGCCCAGGTCTCGGCGTCGACGCGTCTGTGCCCGCCATCGGTGGTCATCAGCAACTTTTCCGAGTGAACCCCATCAACGTCAACGAACATCGACTCACCCAGCTCGAAGGTCGCACCAACCACGGTTCGAGTCAAATCGGGGGTGCCGGTGCCGAGCGATACGATACGATTTACAAGAACCGACCGGAAAAGACGCAATTCTTGCCCGATCGCCTGCCGACCGAGCGCAGTCGCGCGGCTGTCTCCGCCCACACCCCCCGACCGGCACACACCAAGGGAGCTCAACTGACAAATCGCGCAGAGACGGGGATTCGCGACGGCGACGGCCTCGAATTCACACCGGCCAAGCGCGTCATCAGCGCGCACACGCCCGCACAACCGCCGACTCGATTCAAGGCCGATAACGGCACCATCTTCAACCACGTCAATAACCCGGCACCCGGCATCGCGTCCTTCGCGCACGGCTACCTTAACTCACCGGCGGCCCGCGCGGGTCGCACGAACGATGAACTCATGGCGCTCGGGATGCGTCCGGAAGACCGAAGAGGCCAGACGGGACGTCGCCCGAACCCGGGTCGCATGAACCTTCGCGAGAACGCGTTGAAATCCGGTGGAGGACTGACGTCCGTTCGCATGGACCAGAGCCGCGTCGACGACAGGTTCGGCACTGTAAACGGTGGGTGGATGCAAAACTATGTTCAACCCGATCGCGTGCGAATCAACGCGTTCAAGGGGATGGAAGATCCCCGATCGCGCTCTCTCGGACTCGCCGCGGCGCAACTCAAGAAGAATCCGTTCGCGCACAACATCGGTGGGTAAATACATCTAATAAATCAAACTAGGAACAATATCTATATAATATGGTAGTATTTCTGTATTATATGGTTATTTAGATAGCATTTGCTTCTCGGCGTGAAATTTCACGTAAACCCTGGCACCCCGCGCCCGACCAGTGATTTCCCGCCCAAAATTGACCCACGCGTCACTTCGCGACGCGTGAGGATGACGACGGAACACAAATCCGACGGGTTCGAGCGCGCGTTTAGACTCGCTGAGGAACACAGGTTCGACGAGCTCCTCGAGCACCTCTGCGTCGACGACCCGCGGTACGGCCGGTTGGTCGACACGTGTGTGCGCGACGAGCGACTTCTGCCTAGGTGT